TGGAACTATTTGTTCTCCGGAGGATACCATAAAGATGATAATCATAAACACTTTCATATATGTATTTATGGAAATAGCTGTACAACTTAACAACGTTGTTATGTTTAACCGCCTGGTACAAATCCCCTAGGACGATACCAATTTTTCTGATTGTGTATTTTGCCTTGAAGGGCGGTTATGACTTTAATCTCTGCTATTATAACATCTTTGCTAGAATCTTTTTCTACAATGCCTTGACGTTTTATAAGTCTGCCCAATCTGTATGCAAGTGCATGTTCAATCCAATGTATATCGTCTACATCAAATTCCCAACCTTTAATCTTTGGTTTCATTGTCTAATACTTTCTGCCAATTGGAATTAGGAGTATCTATACCTATGTATATGTCTCCTGTTTCCATATCTATGAGTTTATATTTATTTGGACACTTGGTATAAACTTTTAAAGTTATTGCACGTTCTAATTCTTTAACTTTTTTCCCATCTAATAGTTTACGGCTTTTCATTATTAGTTTTCTTCTTCATACCACGTCTAAATTTATAATTCATTTGGCCTTCATCTGTGATTGCGCCTTCGGGGTATACTGAAACAGTTCCGCCTTTTTTCAAATATTTTTTAACTTGCTTATCTAGTTTTTCTTTTTCTATTTGTTTAATTTTGTTTCTATCAATCGGTTGTTGCATAACATAATCTTTCTATAAAAAAGCCCGACACACTGTGCCGGGCTTGATGTTGCTCTCTGTGTGAGAATAATAAAGATGCTCAGTTAGATGAGAGAGGTTGAGAGGAGACACTTCACATCTTTAATATACTTACTATAATAGCAAAAAAAGTAAGTGTTGTCAACACTTTTTTTACATATTATTCTTTTTTTCCTGAATTTCTTTACGGCGTTCTTTGGTCATTTTACCAATTTCACCAAGAGCCTTTCTTGCTCTTGCGGCCGCGGCTTTAACACCTTTTTCTTCCCATGCCGCATGTTCAGTTAAATAGTTTTCATATTGTTCTACGATTTTTTCATGTGTATTCATTGTATACTCCTTTTAAATTAAATAATCATCATGTTCATTTTCCCATGAACTGATTATGTTTCTGAAACCGATTGCTAACCAATCGTAACCCATTTCGGCTTCTGTTAGTTTTTCCCATTCAGCAATAACTTCTTCTATTTGCTCTTTGGAAAGTTCATCAGTATCTTCTATACTAAAATGTTCTTTGATAATATTATGCGCCCAATCAGTAACTTCGCCTTCTAGCCAATCTAACATTTTATGTGGTTTATGAACTATTTTAAAATCAGACATTAGGTACTCCTTCTACTGGTTTATTTGTATCAGTTAATTCTACTGCATCATCGTGAGAAAATGTAGTAAATCCGTTTTCTTTAATTACGTTAAGCACGTTTGTTACACGACCGTATAACTCGTCCCTGTGTGACACTAAAAAGATAGAACGATTTCTATCACGTTGCATCTTTTTAAGTGTTGCTAATGACGACTCAACACCATTAGTATCCATACCACTATCAATAAGTTCATCAACAAATAGAACATTGATAGTACTATAAAGTGATTCATAGATATCACGGAATGCCCATGATAGTCCTAGAATAAGTCTGTTACGTTCACCTCTGCTTAAGTTGTCAAAGTCAAGTTCACGACCTAACTCTGTAATTTCTACTGTCAAATCACTTAAGAATTTGACTTCATGTGGTAGACCTAGTTTATCAAGATACTTTTCTAACCGTGTATTTAAGTATGATAAGTTTTGGTCAATAATCTTTTTACGAATAAAACTATCTTTGTTTGTTAATAGTTTCATTAAGAAGTCCTGATGTTCACGATAAGAAATAAGTGCGTTCATTGTATTGTAGTTTAATTCTTCTAAACTACTTTCACGCATTTCTTTAATCTGTTCAGTGTACGGGTCTTCTTGTGTTTTCTTACTTTCAATTTGTTCCTTTAGCATACTAACTGAGTTTTGATGTTCGTATGCATCATTTAAGTCTTCATAAAACACCGAAGGCTTGCTACCGAGTTCACCTACGTTATTTATTGTGGTAGTGTGTTCCTCTAGTTTTACATTATTTTCTGATAAATGACTGCGTGTATCTGCTAATAGTTCTTCTTTATCTTTTAGAATTTCTTCTTGTTTGCTATCGTGTACTTCTTGTCCACATGCAAAGCATTTATGGTCTTTGATAGATTCTATATCACCGACTACTCTTACTTCTAAATCAGAAAACTTTTTATTGTCGGCAGTAATACTTGTAACCCAACGGTTCGCTTCATCTAACTTTGTTTTCTTATCATTGTATGCATTTAATAATTGATGATTAGCAATCTCTTGTTTGATATCTACATGAGATAATGCGTCTAGGGCAGATTCTAATTCAGTTAATTCTGTATCATGTTTATCATTCCATATACGTTGCCTACGTTCTATGTCTGTAATACTCTTTAGAATACGAGAATTTGCATCTTCTTTTGCCTTAAGACTATATTCTTCATCTTTGATTTGGTCTTTTGTTTCTTTAACTACTTCCTTGAGTGCATCAGCTTTACGAGATAATTCTGTAATACCTAAAAGTTCTTCAATCAACTCTCTTTGGTCGTTTGCTCTCATACTTAAGAAAGGTTCAGTATAGGTATTGAGTGCAACAATGTGCTTAAACATTGAATGAGAAATACCAATAATAGAATCAACTTCTACTTGTGTTTGTCTCATTTCGCCTTGTGCTACATCATCGGCTGAATTTAAATCTATACCGTCTCTAATGAATCTGAATATATTAGGTCTACGTCCACGTTCAATCCTGTACTGACTTCCATTGAATTCAAAATCAATGGTGACAATCATGTTCTTACCATTTGTCTTATTAATTAGATTGTCTTTTCTAATATTAGTAAGTGCATTGCCATATATACCATATGAAAGTGCATTAATAAGTGTGGTCTTTCCTGTACCATTACGAGAACCATCGCCTCCCAAATCTAAGTTATTACCTAAAACGAGTGTTAATGCATCACGGTCCAGTATTACAGACTGCGTGACGTTACCTACACTCATGAAGTTTTTAACTGTTATATTCTTAATCTTTAGCAAACGTTTACCTCTCTCTTGCGTATATTCCTGCTTGTATTGGGTCTACAGAAATTTCGTTAATATTAACATAATCTGGTTGATTAATCAACCATAAAATTAAATCGGCTACATACTCTGTATCTAAAAACTTTCTATCAGGGTGTTTTTTCATCACACTTGGTGTAGTCAAACTGCCCGGTGACAAACATGTAGTCTTTATATTAGACCCACCCATTGTCATGTATGTTAGGTCACGATTGTAATCTCTTAATGCTTTCTTTTCAGTTGGGTATCTCCACGTTCTTCCTTTTACACCTGTATCGGCTGTAGAACCCATATGTATCAAATATGCAGAATGCTTTTCTTCAACGCATTTTGCATAAACTTGTTCAGCAATCATAATTTGATGAAACTTCCATATTGCGGAATTGTTAATAAAGATATCAAATTTATTATCTACAAAATAATCTGCTAGTCGTTTTTGTTCTGGACCTACGTCCAAATTCCAACCATTGCTCCGACTGACAGTAGTATAGTTAATATCATCCACAGTATCAAACAGATTGCAAATACTCTTGCAAAGCCCATAGTCTCTGTTTCCTGTTATTAAAACGTTTTTCATGTCTATAGATTTTGATATAGTTCTACGAGAACTTTTTTATTAAAGCTACCATTATCATCTATTGAGTTTAATTGTGATATCACAATTTCGTCAATAGTTTCAAAATGAATTTCAGCACCAGTGTCATCTTCGTGTTCAGTGTTTTTCATAGGTTGAAGTGTTATGTCTCGTAAGTCATATGCCTCAATGAATGTATCTTTGATGAATGTTGCTTCTTCGTATGATATATCAATATCAAGTGAAATTCTTGCACTTGTTTTAGGTAACAAGTACGCAGATGGATTTTCAAGTAAGTTAGATAATGTGATGTTTTTATATTTAGGAGCATCAGGCCATGCAAAGAATTCTGGTTCTTTGTCCCATTCTAAGAACATCCAACCACGGTCATCGTCTCCTGCGTCAGAGAAGTTATGTGGGAATGCATTACCTGTGTATATCACATTACCTTTTACTTGACGATGATGAAAATGTCCACTAAAAACAAAGTCTTGGTGTTCAAACATTTCACTTTTCAGACCACCATGGTCTGGCATTTCTACCATTGCGTTTAACTTAAACGTAGGTAGTTCAAAGTGACCAAACATATACTTTGTTTTAATTTTCGGAATTTTTTTCCATTCATCACCAACTAACCACGGAACAATAGCTACATCATCTTGTACAAATTGTTCATTGATTAGTACTATATTAGGTAATTCTTTTGCAAACTCAACTGAGTTAACGTCACGTGTTTCACGATAGAATAAATCATGGTTGCCTAAGATAAAGTAAACTTTTTCAAAAGCATCGTTGAGTTTTCTTAAGCCTGCAAGACTGTACTTCATAGTTGAAATATTCAGACTGGCTCTGTTATGATGCCAATCTCCGCCAAATATACAGGTTTCGCACCCTTTTGATTTAGCTTCTCCTATGACCCAATCAATGAATTCGTCACAATCTTGATTGTGTAGGCGTGCATTGTTACGCATGCCATAGTGAATATCAGTGAACCAAGCGGCTTTGTTGAAAAGATTAGTCATTGTCAGCGTAAATCTCTTTGATAGTTTCTGTTGGGATTTGTTCATCAGTAATTCTTGTTTTAATTACTTTTTGCCATCTTTCCTGAGACTTCATTTCATGTTCTAATTGTCTAGTCCAACTTGGCATCTGACCTGATTTCTCTAATAGGTCGTCACGAATGCCTTGATTTTTCTTTTCAGTGTTTAGAACACGTGTAAATGAATTGTTTACAGCCGCTGTATAATATGCGAATGGGTTATCACTCTTTGCTTCATTGAACTGTAATCCAATCTGTGCAAGTTGTAATAATGCCTGTCCACGCATTTCGTCAATATACGTATAGCCTCTCCAGTTACTTCTTTGAGAATAACGCTCGACTAATTTGATATACATGTTGGCTAACGTTGCCGTAATCTTACCGCCACGTAAATCAAACTCTTTGTCTTTGTTATGATGTGAATATGCTACTTCTCTTACACCTTTCCCTTCAATTACATAATGCTTGAATGGTGGGAAATGCAATTTCACTTTATGGTCTGCAATAGTCTTTGGGTTTGCTTTACGGCCAGGTTCATCTGGAATATGGTCGAAAGTCATAACTCTGAAAACCAACGATTCTTTTTCGAAAGATGCTGGATCTACTGCAAAGTCTACTTGTCTTTTCTTTTTATCTTCATTTAAGTCCCAAGCGGCCTTTTGTAATCTGTTTGCCCGATTGGTTCTTGCTTGTTCTTCTGCTTGATGAATTTCACTTACATCATCTAAGATGATATCATGTTGATGATGCAAATCTCTGTTTTCAAACCAACTAAAGTTGGCTTTAGAGATATGAATTTCTTTCAGCATATCTTTGTTGTTTAAATAATTTTGACCTCTACGTGCCATGGTTTTGCTCCTATTAATATTATTAATTATAATACATATGAAAACCAATGTCAAGTGCTAATTGTATATATTCTTAAACTTCGAAGTTTAAGTAACGATAAATACAAGAAACAAGGAGTATAACATGGATAATATCTACAAAGAACAACAGCCCGTAACTATACGTGACCCTAGTGGTCGTTTAGGTGCGTCTGGGCTTGGTGCAATGCAATTTCCGTATACACCAACGATAACAGTGTTGACAAGTACTGGGTATAGTTCATATGACCTATCGCATACAAACTTTCAACAAAGAGCGTTTGATATGTCTTCAAATACAGAATTTAACATGACAGCTCCTATTATTGTTCGCAGTGAACAAGAAGCAGACACAGTATTACAGATGGCCAACTTTATGAGGGGTGCATTAAAGATGGATTTCGGTATGCAGTCAGCAAATGCTGGATTACCCCCACCGATATTAAGGTTAGATGCACATGGTATTTACACAAATGTTCCCGTGCTAATAAGAGACTTTACGTGGAACTTAGACTCTGATATTGACTATATTAATACAAGAAGCGGCGCAAGAGTTCCAGTACAAAATATGTTTGTTATGTCATTGACTACAACATATTCTCCAAAGAACGTTAGAGAAAACTTTACTATGAATGATTATTTGAATGGGCGTTTAGCTAGTAAGGGGTATGTATAATGGCATATGATCCAACTTCACCGTGGAAGAAAACTGCGGTAATAAAAAATAAAGTACTAGACATACAAAATCCTGTCTACTTACAAAAAAGTGCGTTAGACGAAACGTATACTATACCACAGAACTACAATCTTAGACCTGATTTGTGTAGTTATGACCTATATGGTACTTCCAAATACTGGTGGGTTTTTGCTAAAAGAAATCCTGATACTATTCAGGACCCGATAAACGATTTCACAGCGGGTACTAAAATTAAAATACCTAGCAAAAATCAATTAGACGAAATGAAGTAGTGTACAATGGCAGTCAGAAGCGTAAGAAATAATAACCCAGGTAACATCAGAAGCAATGCAACAGCATGGCAAGGTGCAACAGGTGGCGATGGTTCATTTGTTTCATTTGCTACGCCTGAGCATGGAGTAAGGGCTTTAGGCAAAACGCTAGAAACTTACCAAGATAGGCACGGACTAACTGATGTAGAGGGAATGATTCAACGTTGGGCTCCTCCTAATGAAAATGATACATCTGGATATGTAGATTTTGTAGCAAATAAAATGGGAATAGATAAAAATACTCCTATTGATTTATCTGCTAATCCAGAACTAGCAGAAAAAATGGTAAGTGCAATGATTCAAAAAGAAGGCGGAAATGAAGCATCTGCCTATTTCGCAGACAGTATCGGTACTGGGTTGGACATGGCATATGGTAATATACCTGATAGTTCTCCTGTTATTGATGATGATACTCAGCGTGATTTATTTTCAAATGGCGAACAGCTTAGTGAACCCCCAACTCAAGGAATTGACGATACGAGAAGCCTAAAAAGTAATGCGATATCTGGTTCAGGAAGTTTGTCCAGTTTATTAAAAAATATGGAATCGAATAATTTATTTTGGGAAAATGAATTAGATGCGTTTGAACATTATACTTACAATTTAGATTTGTTTGTTGTTAACCAACAAGAAGCAAATAAGTTTCTTGCCTATGAACAGACTCCACAACTTATAGACGATGTGGTAAACGATGCTTGGCCTACTAACAACATGAATGTGATTACGATAGCAAGAACGGGCGTCACCACAGAATTAAACATTACAGATTTAACTATCACTAGTGTCGGTAACGGAACTGGTTCAGCATCAAAAATGGCAGGTACTGCCACTAATTTACAATTTACTATCAGCCAAGTTGGCGGAACTTCTTTGCCTGATATGTTACAAAACAGTATTTTATTGTGCGGATATCCTGACTTACAGAATGCAATATTCTTTATGAAAGTACGCTTTAAGGGTTATGATGAAAGTGGCAACCAAGTTAGAAACTTACCCGCTACAAAAATATTCCCATTTGTTATTACAAAATATAATGAACTACAATCTCAAACAGAAAGTAAAGGTACAAACTTAATATTAGATGGTACAATCGTAAATGATAAAGTAGTAGCTGATACTGAACTGTCTCAAATGGATTATAACTTTGAATTTGATGTTGCGGCTACCTTAGAAGAAACACTAGACAACTTCTTTAAAAAACTAAACGCAAAGATAGAAGAAAAAGCAGTAACGTCAAACTCAGATTTTATTAATGAATATAATTTCGAAATGTCTGACGATTTTAAACAAATGTTTGGTCAAGGACAAATGACTTCTCCGGATGTTCCCAATACTTCATCTGGAAATAATGAAACATCTGAAACAGCTAGTGTTAAAATAGGACAGCAAACTGGTGTTATAACGCCTGGTTCATCTATATATAATGCAATAGAAAGTATTTGTTTAAACTCAAGTTTAATTAGAGAAGCACTAACTGATGATTCTCCTCAACTATCAAACTTGTTTAGAGTTCTACCACATGCAACACCTAAGTTAGGTGGCTATAATGTATTGACAAGTAAACAAACTTATGAAGTAAATTATTTTTTAACTGTGCAAAAAAGTTTAATAGTACAAAATCAATCACACAACGCAAAGCTAACAGAAGATACTGCAAAAGTTTTAAGAAGTATATTCTTAGAAGGTCATTGTAATAAAAGATATTACTATCAATATACTGGTAGGAATGAACACATATTAGATTTAACTATATCACTGGATAATCAACTTCAAAAAGCATACGTAAAACCTAGCGATACCTACATGGCAAATGGTTTCTTAGAAGCAGTTGGAGATTGGCGTACACAAATCGATGAAAGAGCCCAACAGAAGCTAACAGAACTGGAAGAAGAGTCTGGAACATTGGGTGAAACACTTAGAATGCATAGAGCAAACGCTCGAACACTTGAAGGACAATTTGCAGACCTTAGTGCAGAAGTACGAAACGAATTCAGAGACAGACTTATGAGTCGTGTTGGTGGACCAGGAGAGGCCGCCGAAGCACAAAAAATATATGAACAAATTCAAAATGCTGATGCAAATCAAATGATGAGTATGTTTGATGAAGATTCACAAGAGTATGAAATTCTTCAAGATATTATGAAGGGAGAAGTTCGTGAAAATCGTAACAAGCTATTTAATCAAATACAAGATTCAAACCAAAGTCAAAATGATTTACTAAGAGAAGAAAAAGAAAATGAAATTGCACAAAATGACTTAATGCGTGAGGCATTGGGACAACTATACTCAACTAAAATTATTGAAAGCACTTCAACCATCGGAGACAATTGGAATGACTTGGGATTATTCCCTGGCAGTGAAGGACAGGAACTTATACTTACTGAAAATTTAGATAAAGAAATGATTAGTAAATTAAGTCTTGACCAATTTGATAGTTTATTAAAAGCACTTGTAGAAAACCCAGTTAACTTTTCACGTATTACTAAATCATTATTAGAAAATCCTACTAACTTGAATGTTATTAAATCGGCTGACCAAGAAGATATTGAACTTGCACAAGCAAAATATTATGAAGGAAGAAATAATAATTTAAGTATGATGAATGCACAAATGACTATCAAAGGAGACCCATATTGGGTAGATAGCGTGTATTCTCCTTCTATGATAAAAGCAAAATACGGCAATGCAAATGCACTTGATGAATATAAAATGCATTCTACGAATATTAATGGAGTAAATTATCTTATCTTAGTTACAGATAAAGCAGAAGGCGTTTATTTAAATAACCCAGAGAGAGTAGGACTAGATGCAGAAAATTATGATGGAATAAAAAAGACACGACTAATGACTAGTGTATATTCTGTTAACTCAGTTATTAGTTCATTCAGTGGTGGATTATTTACACAAACATTACAAATGGTAAAGATACCAGCGGCGGAAGAATTTCAAACAGTAGATGCAGTACTAGGAGCTCCTAATCCAGAATTAATGTCAGACGGTTATTTTCAATTACCAGTACAAGATAGATTAGGACTCAATGATGGAGGCGATGCTGTTGTGAATCCAAATGCAAAAGAAGACGCGGAAGCAAAAGAATTTGCAGATGATATAGTTGCACCACAGGGCGCAGGTACTGGAATAACACCAGAGGGCGATGTGTATGTAGTTGATATAGATGGTGCGGGACCGCATGCGGTCATGGCATTACAAACTGCAACAAATAACTTTCTTGAACCTTCAAACCAAAACGATTACGCAGTTCCAAATGAATCAGTTGCAAAACAATTAGCACTTGCTAGACAACAGGCCGAGGGACTATGTGCATTAGGTCATGAACAATCTTGTATTGCGGTACAACAATCTGCACAAAAGATTGCAAAAAGATTAGCAGACGATTATCAAACAGGAAATGAGTCAGTATCGGATGCAACTCGAAATGCTTACAATGAAGCCATAGACGAAGGTTATACTGTAACAGCACAAACTATGGCAGAGATAGACCACGCACTTGAGGCAACTGAAAATGCAACCGTGGGAACAACTGTAACAGGATTAGACCAAGAAGCACTAACTAAGGTAAACGAAGCAAATCGAATAGAATCAGAACGATACCTTAAAGGCGAGGATGATATTATAAAAGATCCACAATCAATAATGTCTGATTTAGAAACGATAGATGTGAATGACCCTAACACAACCAATGCAGAAAAGGCGGCAAGTATCAATGGTGCCGCGTCAATTCTTGACGGTACTGTTCCAATAGAAAATCACGGACATCAGGTAAACGTAGAAAGTTACCGAACAGGACTTGGCACAAGAAATTATTCAGTTGATGTTGGGCTTAATACTCTTACAGTAAACGAAGCAGACAAAGTTTCAGCATTGAACCAAAAAGCCATTAATATTATCGATGGCAGAAGTTTACATGATTTAACAGACCAAGAATATTCGGAAGTCAAAGCAATAGAAAGCACTATTGATACAATTACAACAAACGCAACCTCAGGAACTAGAGGAGAGGCAATAGATGCATTGAAGAAACAAAAGAAATTAGAGTTGCTAAATGAAAAAGAAGCAGAACTAAAAGACACAGAAGAAAGATTAGAGAGTTGGTATTGGACAGAAGCAGGAAGAGAAAGTGACGAAGAACTTGCATCTAAATTACAAACCGAAGTAAATGATATAAGAAGTGATTTAAGTTCAACCGATGGTGTAACTACTGGTATAATACCAGTTGAAGAAAATGGCGAAATTAAATATGAAAATGTTGCAGTACCAATCAAAGAACCAAATGCTACTGCACCTATAATAGTAGTTGAAACACTTGGTGATAGGACTGGCACATCAATTTCTAACAGTAATATAGTTGATGCAATATCAGACGGAGAAGTGTCTGCTTCACAAGTTGCACAATATACTAATGCAAAAGATGTGTACAATGATATATTAACCAAAGTTGAAGCGGCACCAAGAACAACATTAACAGAAACTTTTGATGGAGAAACTTACACCTCGCAAGTATTAGATTACAGTGCAATTGGTCCTATAACATATAGAGACTCTTCAGGAACAATACAAACGATAACAGACCCAGTAACACATTTTGGATTAGTCGATTCAACTGCGCCTGTTGGATCATTTGAATATTATAAACCTGGACTAAACCCAATGAATTTAAAAAATACAATAGCCAATGAGTACCCAGATATTGCGGTAACAACTGCATCGGGAGTTGCAAATGAAGATAGTAGAAACCCAGAAACTGGTGCATTGCAAATAGGCGTTCGATTTAATGCCGCTGATTTTGTGATAGTTAACCCACCAACGCCGTAGGAAATAGAATGAAGACTAACGAATTTAATAATGAGTATTCAACTTTCAGTAAGTTGTTTGATGATGGAAGACATGATATGGATAAAACATATTATACTCCGTATACCATTGACCCTAAATTTGGTGAACAAAAAGAAGTATGGCCTAATGCTTGGCCTACAAGAACAGACTTAACAAATTTTGAAGATTTCGAAGAAGAAATAATTCCTATATTCGGTGATAGTTTTATGTTTGGCGATGGGTTACCAGAGAAATGGTGCTTGAGTGCGTTATTGAATAAAAAAGATAAAAATAAGTTTTGGATAAATTTAGCAAAACCTGGTTCTGGAAACGAAACAATAATGCGAAGATTAGAACAATGGACAAATGAACCAAAGTCTAAACAGACAAAAACTATTGTGTATAGTATGTCCTCGATGATGAGACATGCATGGTATATGAACATTTTGTCACCTGGTATAGACAAACCAACTAAGCCAATATACAATGAGCTACTAAGAGCTTGGGATACAAATGCAAATATTAATCCAAATTTAGGAATAAGAAAAATGCCGATAGTTGATCCAGAAATTCTATGGGAACTACCAGAAGCATCGCAAGAGTTTCATACAAATTTTAACAAACGTAGTGCAAAAGCCCAAAAAGCATTAGACGAATCTTGGGCGGCGCATATGCTACATATTAATACTAATGCAAATTCTTTTATTAAAAATGTTGAGATAATATTAAGACGATTGCATTGGTTAACTCTTGCAAACAAATGGAATATTATATTTGTTAATATAGGATTTTGGGAACAGTATAATATTTTACCAGATGCAATGGAATTGGCAAATAAATACATAAATGATATGAATACTTTAGACAGAAAAGTAGAAATTATCAATACACCACTTGATTATAGTAGGCTAAGTTGTGGGCATTTTGATGAAATTGCGAATAAAGATTTAGCTAAAAACATACATCAAGCGTATAGGAAAATAAACAATGGCTAATCAATCTACTATAGGAAACAGTCTTGCAAAATCTCTTTTGAGCAATCGAAAGTCGCAAGAAAATCCTATTTTACAGAATATTAAAAGTGGCATATATAAAGCCATAACTGTTGGAGGAAAACCAGATCCAGAAGGACGAGGACGTATAGCGGCTTATGTTCCTAAATTGGGCGGAGATCCAGATGAGCCAATGTATTTTATGTATGCAAGTTCTTTCGGAGGCTCAAACTCTCAAGGTTCATATGGTATGTTCTCTGTCCCACCAGATGGCGGAGTTACTATATTAGTTTTCTTTGCAGATAACGGAAATCTAAACGAAGGTTATTGGTTCGCAGTTGCACAAGAAGTTCCCGGCACTGTACCAGGTGGTGCGGCAGGTACTGCCAATCCTGACGGCAGTGGAATGGGTGAAGGAATTGCCAAAGATGTTAAAGTTGCAAAGTCTACACCTAACACATTAGCAGAATTACAAAATACAGATGAAGCAGACCAAGGAAATTCTAACAGAAATGTAAACTCAGCAAGTCAAGGTATATTTTCTGATAATAAACGAGGACAATCTACTGCAAGTCCATTACGTGATGCAAACTATGAAACAACGCAACACTCAAAAGTTTATGGCTGGACTACACCAGGTGGTAATGGAATTACAATGGATGATGGGTCTGTCGGAGACGATGGCACAATACACCCTAATCAAATTAGAATTTCGACAGGTTCAGGCGCACAAGTTATTGTTGATGGCACAAATGATTTTGTATATGCAATCAATAGTTCAGGTTCCGGTTGGGTTGAAATTGGAGCAGATGGTGAAGTGATGGTTTATGCTGAAGGATCATTGTCGATGCGTACAGAAAAAGATTTCAATCTACGTGCAGATAAAAATATAAACCTTGAAGCTGGTGAAAATATTAATCTACATGCTATAAACAATTATAATATTAACGTAGATAATCAAATGCATACTAAGACTATTGGTTCGCAGTTTTATGAAAGTGGTGGGTCACTACATCAGAAAGTTGAAACAAGTATGTATGTTTCTACAGTTAATGGCAAGCTACATCTTAATGGTCCTATGGCTTCTATCGCTTATGATATACCATTAGAAACACAACCAGATATTCAGAATTTAGAAAACACAGTAATTGAAAAAAGTATTATACCTAAATTCCCAACACATGAACCTTTCTTGCGTGGTACAGAAACAGTACAAAAAGCCGCAGATGGGTCTACGCCTGGCGAGAATAACAACGAAACACAAAACGCTGGTAATGAAATAGCAAGTGATCCAAATAGTGCATCTGGACAAATGGATGCCGCAAATCAAGATTCAAATGAAACATCAAACGAAGATGTTCCTGGGCTTCCTCCCGGAGAAGGCTTGGCATCTATACGTGCAAGTAATGGAGTAGGCTGTCAGGTTGCGGCAATATTCCAATCTAACTTCCAAGGATTAATTGATGATTTAGAAGCAACCGGATACGTTATTAAAACATTGGGCGGTTACTGTAATAGAAATCAAAGAGGTGGTTCAAGACCTAGCTTCCATGCAATGGGAGCCGCAATAGATATTAATGCATATGCACCAAACGGATATGCACGAACAAGACCAGCTGGTTGGAATCCAGGTGTGACTAGAGGCGCAGACCAAGGCTGTGACTTCCCACTTAACATCGGTGAGATAGCCGCAAGGCATGGTTTAGGTTGGGGCGGAAACTGGAGTGCTCCATGGGATCCAATGCATTTCTCAGCCGCAAGTGCAGAAAGAGGCGCATACCGATTAACTCGTTCATACAGTGTAGCAGATAGTTCTTCTGTTACAGGAACAACCGCAGTGAGGTTAGCGTAATGTTATTTGATAAAAGAAAAGGGTCATTGCTAAATTATATTCAACTTCCGTTGAATGTTGTAACTCCTAATGGCACTTATTTAGGTACGGGCTACAAAGAAACCGGTGAGCCTACTTATATATTATCACACGTTAGATTGACATGCTTTCCAATAACAGATTTAATATTCAGTGAAATGAGTAAGAATGCAATCATTGATACAAACAAACCTATGTTAGAGATAACAGATGATACTGTTGGGTTTGGTTATAAAATAACAAATACAGAAAAGCGTTATGGATATATAACCGTTGCCTCACAGAGAATAGACATAGGTACAGGCAAAATTACAAAACCAATGGCAAACTTTATATTAGAAAAGCAATTACGTAATATAGGAAATGTTTTAGAAAAGTTTGTTAAGAAAGAATTATCTCAACCACAATT